GGAAGAGAAAGGTTTGAGGTCTTGACAAGGAGAATTAAAGAGTATTGTGTGAAGTACGGTGTTACCTACCTTGGAAAAAACATATAATTACTACAGGGAGCGCCACGTTTGTGGAATGCTTTCCGATTAGGTAGAGAAATTTCGTCTAGACTCTCGACGTAAAATTGAGCAATAGCAAGGGAGAATGCATGGATGTGTTGTGTCGAAAACACAGATCGCGCTCCCCCAAGAGACACCTTGTAGGCGAAATGAATAATGATACCGTTTTGCCCAATCTTAAAGTTCATTGCAAGTACAATTTCGCAAGACTATAGAGGTGAGGAGAGAAATCCTATTGAGAGAATAGGTCTTTTGGAAATGGAGGATCCAATGGAAGTGTTACATACTTCCGTTACTCCATTTTCCTTGCGGTTGGATTCGAACCCTTTAATCGATCAAACACCTACACGCATACTTGAACGTGAGTATGAAGTCAATAATGGAATATTGACTATGGGAACATTGGATTCAGTGGTTTCAGTGTACAAACCTATGAGCGAACCAGCTTTTGAGTTGGCATCGGCAAGTTTTAGATATATCCGTTTTAAAAGGATAGTTTATAGAGTTGTTTCTATTACAACCCCTTATGTTTGGGGTTTTATATTTGGATCAATTTTGCCGGATGGAGGCACGAGAGCGCCTACTACCAGTACTGACTATGGGTGGTTTTCTCATGAAAATACAACAATTTTGGATGTCACAAATGAAACAGAGATGCAGATTGATGCCCCCTGGACATTGCCGCAGTCTTGGATAGATTTGGAAGATACGGCAACTTTTGGGAATATCATGGGATTTTGGTACCCTTTAGCATTGCTCACATTGGCTCCTTTAGGAGGGAGAGTAGCAACAACAGCTAGCTTGGATGTTCCGGTTAAAATTTATGCTAGGCTTGAAGGAGTAGAAGTCGCAGGACCAGTTGACGCAAGAGCATCTCTTTTAAGAAGGAAGGTACAAGTGGAATCACAATCTAGCTTGCTGATGTCAGGTATGTCTTATGTGGGAGGAGAAGTCGCTAAACAGGTTTCAAAGAAGATGTTCACTGGAGTGGAACAAGCAGTGGATCAAGGAATAGAGTACGCTTCTTCATACGTTTCTCAAACTGTAGAGGGGTTTTCCTTGCAAGGAGTTGAAGTAGGGCCTCCCGTAGGAGTCGTTGCAAACGACTCAAAAGGGGATGGGAATGTAGAAGTGATTCCATCGATTTATGGGTCTATGTTGTATTCTGATACTAGGCATGTTTTGGCCTCAGGATCTATTAAGTTTGCAGGGAAAACGACTTCCGTTTATGATTATATGAGAGTACCATCTCTAATATCTGTCGGGACAATAGGTTCGTCTCCTGTTAGCTATGAAGTAAATCCGTTTGCATCTGATCGAGATGTAGCGAGTTGTTCCAGAATAGTATTTGTTGGTCAGATGTTTCGTCGATGGAGAGGGGGCGTTCAGTATACGCTGTTGTTTCCTTCTTCAAATTTCATAAGTTATAGAGCAAATGTATCACTCAATTACTCTGTTGATCAGTCCCTTATTGCAGGAGATGTTCCTACAAAGGTTGTTTCAGTTCATGGAACAACGCGAGTGAGTTTCTTTGTGCCATATTTGTTTCCAAACTTGTGGTGTGAGGTAGATTCAGGAGTGAGAATGGGAACCTTAACGATTTGTTTGACGGATGGACAGGCTCCTAAAACGGTAGGGGATGTTACTCCGACATGTCCTTTTATGTTATATGAGTGTCCAGGAAATGATTTTCAGTTCAATAGCTT